CGCAGCGCCTCGCGCTCCTCGGCCGAGAACTCCTCGGCCTCGCCCAGCGCGACCTTTGCGGCGAATTCGTCGGGCTTCGTCGTCATTCGTCACTGCCTTCCGAAAATGGATTTGAGCGTGTGTCCGCCGCCGTAAATCGTGAGCCAGATGCCCGTGAACGCCGTCAGGTTCTCCATCGGGATCGGATGCAGGGCAGGGAGGATCGTCGCCTTGAGCGTCGGCAGGATCAGCAGCGCCCACGCCCACAGGCCGATCAGCAGCCACGACATGGCGGGACGCCAGCCCCACGAAAAGAAGCTCTCGCGCGCCGTCTCGGCAAGCGCGAGTTGCCGCGCCGTCTCGGCGTGAATCGCCGCGATCACGTCGCCCTGCGACGCCTCGACCGTCTGGACTGTCTTCGCCGCTGCGGCTGGGTCCGCCTCGACCTTTGCGGCGACCGCTTCTGGCGTCGCGTCTGTGCCCAGCGCCTCGGCGAGCGCGCCGATCACGGCCGACACCCCGGCGCCCAGAAGAGCGCCGGCAGGCCCTCCGATCGAGCCGGCGGCCGTCGAGAGAGCGCCCGACAAGATGGGCGCACCGGCCTTCGCCAGCGCGGCCGCGAGGGATTTGAGCGCGTCGGCGTTCATGGCGTCATCCTCTTCGTCAGCGCGCGCCAGAACCGCGCCCAGAAGCCCGGCGCAGGCGGCGGCGCCGGCTCGGGCAGCACGGGAATGGGCGCGGGCGGCGCGGGGATCGGCGCGGGTTTCAGGCTTTCGCGCGCAGAAGCCGCCGCCTCGGCCTGCTGCGTCTCCCTGATCGCGTCGGCAGGATTCCAGGGCGTGTCCTTGATGCCGCGCCACCGCGCATAGGCGCGCGCCAGTCGGCCGTGATAGTCGTGCGTCGCATAGCCCGGCCCGTTGTAGACGCGGGCGAACACATCCCAGCGATGCGCGCGCAGATCGTCGTCGATCGACGTCGCCTTGATGAAACTCACCATCGCGGCGAGGTGCGCTTCCTCGTCGTCGCAGAATGCCGCGACCATCGCCTGCGGGCTCGCATAGCCCGCGGCGCGATGATTGGAGCCCAGCACCTGCCCGAGGCCCCACGAGGCCGAGCGCAGCGCCGCCGTCTCGTCAATCGCGATGGCGGCGATCAGGTTCGGATAGGAGTCGGGCGGATAGGCGCCGGGGCGCCACTTCGGCCATGCAAGCCCGGCCGCCGCGGCGCGGGCGCGTTTCGATCCCTCGCCCAGCTCGCGCCAGAAGAGGTGAGGCTCGAACAGCATCGCCGGCCGGCCGAGTCGGTCGAACCCCGAGCCGCGCGACTCGACGTCCAGAACGGCGTGAATCTCGTCCTCGCCGACGCCGATCAGCGCTCCGAGCCGCGGCAGATCGACATCATCGAGCCGCTTCGCGTGGCCCTTGAAATTCGCAGGATACATGGGGAGCCCTCAGGAGCCGTTGGCGGGCGCGAAAACGCAGGGGCGGCGCTCGGCGACGATCACGCCGGCCTTCGGGTTGCCGCCATAGCGGCACACATGGAACTTGCCGTCGGGCGACGGTCGCGCCTCGGCGAACGGCACGACCACGCCGTCATGCAGCCGCCAGCCCTGCGGCGTGAACACCGGCGCCGGCTCGCGCTGCCCTTCGCCGACCTGATAGCAATCGGCCGTGTTGCAGCAGGCGAGCGGATACCAGTCATGCGCCCGCACCGGCGCGCAGGCCGCGACCAGCACGAGGCCGACGACGACAAGCCACGCGCCGACGATCGCGATGGCGCGCGCCATGGATGCGGACATGCTGGGATCTCTCCGTCGTCAGGCCAGCGGCGCGCCGCTGAAGTAGTCGTCGAGGTCAGTCACAGTCAGACGATACGGCTCAAGCGTCACAGTCAGGCCCGGCACGAGCGCCTGCATCTTTGTGATCAGCGTCGCGAGCGTGTCGGTGATGTTGATCTGGTTGTTGCCGCTGGCGCCCGAAGCAAGCACCGTGATCGTGTTGCCGTTGATGCTGAACGCATCGTTCGCCGCCATCGCGGTGGCGAGACCGTTCAGCGGCGTCGTGGTCAGCGCCGGGCCGGCGAGGCCCGTGGTTTTCAGCGCGCCGCCACGATGCCCATCAGGCCACGTCCCAGCCACGAGGCCGACGCAGTGCTGGCAGCCGACGCGCCCGCCGGCATTGGCGAATGTCACAGCCGCGCCGACAAACCGGAGTTGCGCGCCGTTGAGTTGCAGATTGACGTAGGTGTTGGTCGCCGCGCCGATGCGCACATTCTCGTAAGTGTGCTGCGCGTCGGCGCTGTAGAGGCCGCCGGCAGTGGCGAAAGTCGCGTTCGGCGCGACGATTGACCCGACAACCGAGTTGAACCCGCCGAAAACGATCGCGTCGCGCACGATCGTTTGTTTCAGCCATGAATTCGTGGTCGAGCCGATGTTCGCGGGCGAGCCGCCGATCGCCGTATTCGGTTCGAGGATCGCCTTGTAGAGCGTCCTGAAATCGACCAGCGTGCGCTGGACGATCTGTTCGTTCATCGAGGTCTGATTGAGTTCGACGCCATCGGCATGTGCACCGATCGCTGTCTCTGCGGTCATGATCAGGATGCTGTCTTCCAGCGTGCCGCCATTGACCATTTTTTGCAGATCGGCATTCGATCCGATGATGACGCACTTCGATATTCTCGGATTGGCCGATGCGAACACCATCGCACCCTGAACCGTGATCGGATCGCCGAGCGGACGGCCGACTTCGAACAGGCAGTTTTCAACAACCCAGTCCGGGCACGTCGTGATCGAATTTTGCGTGAAGATGGGGCCGGACGCCGCCAGCCCGGAGCCGTCGAAGCGGCAGTTCCTGAACGTTACATTGCCGACATTCGCCGCGTTGGCGCTGAAATAGTAGCCGCGAAAATCAAAATTCTCGATGACCTGCCCGGCGGCGGACGCGTTGACAAAGATGCGCGTTCCAGACCGCGTCATCCAGCCATTTTCAAACGTGCCGTTCGTCCCAGGTGGGGTTTTCGGCGTCGGGCCGGTGAGGCCGACGACGGTATCCACTCCAGGCACGGCCCATGTCGAGCCGAACGTCAGCCGCGACGCGGCGATCACGTCCGCGAAAGAGCGTTCGGTGTCATGCAGCACAAGCGTCTTGGCGCTCGTCATGCCGCGCCTGAGGCCGCCCGCCGCTTCGTTGAGGTTGACGACATTCTGAGCCGCGCCGGTGAAAGACGCATTCGAGCCGGAGCGGACGCCGGTGATGAAATCGTCGGTCATCGCGAGGCGCAGGCCGCCCGCGCCCCACGACATGGATGCGCGCACCGTCTGCTGCGTGCGCCAGAGATCGCGCAGCGCGCCGGCGAGCGTGACCGAGTTCGTCCCGTCCGTCAGGACCAGATCACGCGGCCATGTCGTGCCGACCGCGCGCAGTTCGACCGAACCGAAAGAGATGATCGTGTCCGTCGCCGCGACGATTTCCGTGCACTCGAACACATAGTCGGCGCCCTTGAGGGCGAAGGGAGCGGCGACGCCGGCGCAGGTCTCGGCAATCTTGCTCGACGTGCCTGTCGTATTCCAGGCTGGCAGGATGGTCGCCGCATTGTGCTGCGACGTCGACACCATGAACTCGCGGAACGACACATCGATGTCGCACTGGTCCGCGCCGGTGAGCTTGTAGGCGATGTCGACGCTTGCGCATGTCGACTCGGCGACCGACCACCCCGCCTCGATGCGCGACCAGTTGGCCGCCGCAAGCGTGAAATCGGACAGCACGTCGACAAGCGTCTCGCGCAGCACCGTGCCGCCAGAGTTCTTTTCGATCAGCGCCATCTCGATTCCGATGTTGGCGCGCGACTGATCGTCATTCGAGCCGCCGCGACGTGGCTGTATTCCAGCAGGCTGTGAAAAGCGGATCGCCTCGCCTTGCGTCGCCGCGACATTGGTGATGATCAGATAGTCAGTCCCGACTCCGGCGATGTTGAACGTCTTCACCGCGCCAATCGAAAACGGCGTGCCGCCGCCCGCCGGGTCGGTGTTGGTCGTCAGACGCGCGAGGCGTGAGCCTCCGCTGTCGCCGCGCAGGCTCATTCCAGTCGGCAGCGTCCCGGTCGCAGACCATGTGCGATAGTAGTAGGCGACGGCGACCGTGTTGGCGGCCGTCGACGTCGCGGCCTGCCAATGCACAATGTCGAATGTGGTCGCCGTCACATTGTAGATGGTGAATTGCAGCGTGCTCAGTCCGCCGCCGAGCGTGCGCCCGCCAGCCGTCGTGTTGGCGGCGAGCCGGATGCGATCGAAATTGGCGCGGCCGTGCGCCGACGGAGTCGTCACCCTGTAGACATGCGAGCCGATGGCCAGCGGCACGATGCCGCCAATCGCGATCGTGAGACCAAGCACCTCCCCGTTGAGCGTCGCGGCCGTCGCGCCGATCATGCGCGGATTGGTCGCGATGTTTGTCACGGCGGGCTCAAGCCGCAAACCACGATCATCGCGCCGCGGCGCCGCAGCAGTCGCGGCCTTCAACCTGCCCGCGAAATCCTCATAGGTCGGATAGCCCGACGTATAGTCCGCCGGGCCGGACCATGCCGCGGCGAACGGAGCCGGCATGGCCCCGGTGAAGTCATAGGACTGCGACTGCGGCGCCGCCGCGCCAGAGCCGCCCCTGCGGCGGCGGCCGACGCCGATGTGGGGGCCGAGCATCAGACGTAGCCGCGCAGGCCGGTCGCGGTCGTGCCGGTCGCGGCGACCTTGCGGATACGCCAGTCGAGCGTCTCGTTGGCCTGCACCGGCTCGGTCGTCACCGAGCCGTCGGCCCAGGTCACGACGATGTCGCCTGCCGCGCCGGTGACGCGAATCTGCCGCGTCACCGACGGCAGATCGGCCGCGTCGCTCGGCGTGATGGCGAAGCCGCGCATCAGCGGGCCGGACACGCCGACGCTGTAGCCCTCGAAGTCGTCAGCCATGATTGAGTCTCCGATGCTGGCCGGCTCACATGCCGGTGAGGATTTCGATCTCGCGCAGGCGCTGGGCGTTGACGTCGCCGGCCATGCCGGCGGTGATCGCCGGCGACGACAGGCCGGTGAGGCGCAGGCGCAGCGAGTCCTGGTCGAAATAGTCGACCGTCGTGCCGGCGTCGCAGAGCGTGCCGCGGAAGGCGAAGTCGCCGGCGAGCGGCGCGCGCAGCGCGGCCGAGATCGGCTGCACGATCATCTTGCTGTAGGGCAGCGCCACGACGCCGACGCCGTCACCCGGGCAATAGCCGACGCCGATCATCGAATTGGCGCCGATGACGCGCAGTTGCGAATAGCGGTCGAGGATGTCGGCCTCGCGATCGGGCGCGATGAATTCCGGGTCGCTCCAGTCCGGCCCGGGCTCCCAGTCGAGATAGTAGGCCGAGAAGGCCCAGGGGCGCACCGCATCCTCGCCGTTCTTGATCGACACCTTGGCGAAGGCGTTCTCGGCCAGCGCGGCGCGCGGCACGTTCATGGGCGGGGCGACGGCGCGCAGCTCCTCGAGCCCGTTGAGCCACGCCGCAGCCGGCAGCGAGGCCGACGTGTAGGGGCCGAGATTCGCGCCGTCGGCATAGACCTCGACCTGAAAAATGGTCTGCGGCGGGCGCACCCCGCTGCCGATCAGCGTCATGGCGATCGGCGTGTTGGCGAGGGCGACGACAGCGTCGCGCCCCCAGACGATCTGCTCGAGCGAAGAAAAGGCCGCGCCGTCGGACGCGATGGCGAGGGCCGAGGCCGAGCGGTGCGGCAGGTTGACCGCCAGCTCGTCGGACAGCACGGGAAACTGCACGTTCGCCGGGGCCGCGCCGGCCCAGCGCCAGCGGTCGGCGATCACTTCATTCGAGGCCGCCGCCTTGGCCGTGTGCCAGCGCCGGCGGAAGTGGCGATTGTCGCTGAGCTTGACACGGCGGGGCTTCGCCTGCGCCGTGATCGTGATCCCTGTCGTCAGGATGTAGATCGACTGCTCGGCCTCGGGGTCCGCATTGATGGTCAGGCGCTCGCCGGCGTTGAAGGAGAAGACCAGCACGCCCTGCGGATCGCGCGTGTAATAGAAGCCGCCTGTCGCCCGGTGCGGCAGGGCGCCGAGATCGACCCATGCGCCGGTCGTGAATACGCCGCCAGCGTCGAACACCTCGCGCGCATTCTGCGAGGCGAGCAGCAGGCGGTTTTCATGGCCGATCGGCGTGCCGTAGCCAGGGAAGCCGAGGAAGCCGCCGCGCGCCGGCGTCGCGACATGGGCGATCCCGTCCTCGGGGAACAGGCAAGGCGGCTGCGCGCCGAGGTCGATGCCCGCGTCGACGACGGGAGTCCAGTCGCGCAGATTGACCGACGTCGTCGCCAGCGCGTTTTTCGAGACCGTGGTCGAGGCCGTGTCGTCGCGGGCGATGGCCATGTAGCCGCCGGCGACGACCTCGGCGACGTTCCACTCGACCGCCGCCGTCCCGCCCGGGCCGGCGACGCAGAGCCGCGACGTCCAGGTCGCGCCATTGTCGGTCGTGCCGAGCGAGCGCAGATCGTTGCTCGTGTCGCCCGTGCCGCCGCCGAACACCATGTAGGCGTCGGCGCCGCCGACCGGATCGGCCAGCATCTGGCCGAGCGGCACGAAGGGATGCGTGACGTAGCCGCCGATGTCGACGATCGTGAAGGGCGCGCCGCCGGTGTCCGAATAAATGAACTGCCACGAATAGACGTTGGCCGCCGTGCGCTGCAGCGACACGATGCCGATGCGCCCGGCCGACATCATGCCGCCGGCGGCGAAATTGGCGTTGGCCTCGACGCCCTGAATGGTCGCGACCGTCGTCTCGCCGGCGACAGTCTGGAAACAGTCATAGCTCCAGGCGAAGTGAAGCTTGCCGCCGGGGGAATTGCCGTGCCGCGGCGAGCGCGTGAAGAACATGAACCAGCGCTTGCGCACAGGGTCCCAGCCGATCGGCCCGTTCCACAGATGCGTGCCCGCCTCGGTCAGAGCGCAGCGCGCCGCGCCGTCCAGCGGCGTCGCCGGCAGGCGCATGCGGCGCATCAGCGTGCGCGTCGCGTCGCGGAACCCGCCGTTGAAGTAGCGCGCCCGCCTCGGGATCGCCGTGACGCGATAGACTTTGCCGCCGAGATCGACATCGCGGCCATGCGCCAGCGCCTCGAGCGCGGCGAAGGCGGCCGTCTCGGCCGCCGCGTCGGCGTCGAGATTCGTTCCCTTGGCGCCGAGACACTGCGCCGGCAGGGCGCGGCCGCGCTCGACGATGAAGCGCCACCAGGCGCCGTCGAGGCTCTGGCGCGCGCCCTGCCCCGATGCGCCGACCTTTTTCCACCAGCCGCCGAATCCGTCGCCCGGCGCGTCATGGCCGAGCGTCAGCAGCACCTGCACGGCGCCGGGGATGGTCGCGGCCGGGATGCCCGCCGAGGTCTCGATCGTCCAGCGCGCGCCGGTGTCGGCGCCCGCCTCGAGCGCCGTCAGGCGTGCGCCGGCGCCCAGGCTTTCGAGATTGGTGACGCGATCGGACAGGGCCGAGACATTCGGCGCGGCGCCAGCGTCGGTGATGTCGAGCCAGGCGATGACCTCGACGTCGGTCTGGCCGGAGCCGCCCCACGCCTCGACATAGGGGCGCACATAGACGCCATTGACCGGCGCGACATGATCGACGCCCGACGCCGCGGCGCGGGCGATGACGGCGCGCTGCACGACGCGGCCGTCGGCCACCGTCAGGTCGAGGTCTTGCCAGACCTGCGTCTGCACGTTGATCCGCGCCTTGAAGGCGTCGAGCCAGTCGAGCCCGCAGCGCACGGCGTCATTCGACGGGTCAGGGGCGTCGGCGTGGCGGCGCAGGGCGAAGATGGCAGCATAGGTGCGCCCCGGCTCGACCGCGAACAGCCAGCGCGAGGCGACGACGCCGGCGCCGGCGATGCGCGCCACCGCGCCGAAAGCGGAGGTCGCGATCAGCGCCGGATCGAGCGGCGCAAGGCCCGCCTCGCCGACGCCGAGGCCGAGCGTGAAATTCAGCGCTGCGTCGCCGGGGCGATGATCGAGCGGCGAGGCGATCGGCGCGGCGCGATCGCCGGCGAGGCGCGCCGCCTCCTCGGCGTCGATGCGGCCGGACAGCGTCGCCAGATCGATGAAGGCCCTGTTGACCCTGTCGCGGCCGTCCTTGTCGCCCTGCGCAATCGGCTGGATTTGTGCATAGGTCATCAGAGGCTTTCCACGAGCGAGAGATCGAATTGCGCCGAGCGGCCCTTCGGCGCCGGCATGTCGCCGGCCTCGGCGTCGGCGAGGCGGCAGATCAGCGTCAGATCGCGCAGGGCGACCGCCGTTCCCGCCGCTGCGGCGGCGCGCAGGCCGGGCAGGATGCGCACCACCGCGGCGCCGAGCGGCAGGCCGGGGATCGCGCCGTCGCCCCAGGGCGAGGCGTCCTCCCAGGGCTCGTCATGCGCCAGCTTGTCGCGCCAGGCGGGCGGCGCGGATTGCGAGACGATCTCGACGACGCGATGCACGCGGCCGGCGATCCCGAGCAGCGCGCCGACGCGCAGGGCTGCGCCGTCGAGCGCCAGCGACAATTGCGTCGCGCGCAGTGCGGCGTCGGCCGTCAGCGCGCCGACGGCGGCGCGGGCCCCGGGCAGCGGCGCGCGCTCGCACACCGGCGCGGCGATGGTCTCGCCGGACTTGAGGCGCGTCAGCATGGCCTGCGCCAGCGCGATCTGCTCGGGCCCGCGCGCGACGATCCCCTCGACCGTGACGCGCCACGGCCCGAGATCGCCGATGACGCGCTGCGCCTGGCCGGAGCGCGCCGGCCCGCCCTCGCGCCAGCCGGCCGACAGGTTGGGAACCGCCGCCGCATAGCGCAGGGGCGCGGGCCAGACGATCATACGGTCACGCTCACCGGGCCGAGCGGCGCCGCCGCGCCGACGCCCGAGCCGTTGAAGGTGCGAACGAAGACGCGCCACGTCCCTGCGGCCGAGGCGGCGACCGTCACCGTCGGCGAGGAGGCGGCCGGCGCGTAGCTCACCGCGACCGGCGAGGCGTCGGCGAATGTATCGGTCGGGCCGAGATAGATGCGCGTATAGGCGAAGTCGGCGACGGCCGGCGTCTGCCACGACACGGCGATATCGAGGCCTGTCGCCGGCGATGCGCCGAGAGACGAGCCGGACGAAGCCGGCGGCGTCGCGTTGGCGACGACGGTGACGCTGGCGGTCGACGACCACTCGCCGACATCCGGCTCGGCCGAATAGCCGACATTGCGGACATAGGCGCCGCGCGCCTCGTAGGTCGCGCCGTCCTCGAGCGCCTCGCTGACGCCAGCGAAGGCGCCGCGCCCCGTCATGACGATCCAGTCCGTCGCGCCGGACTTGCGATATTCGAACCGCGCACCGTCGGCCGTGGTCAGCGTCGGCAGACTGGCGACGAGGCGGGCGATCTGCACGCCGGCCATGACCGCCGTGCGATCGACATCGACGACCAGACCGTCGGCCGCCGGAATGGCCGCGGCGCTCGAGGAGGAGGCGATCGTCGAGGGCGGCGCCCCTTCCAGCGTCGTCGACCAGTCATAGGCCGCGGGATCATCCGAGGCGCATTCGACGACGCCGGTCATGGTGTCGAGGTCGAGCGAAATCTTGCCGACCGCCATCGGCTCGGCGTCGAGGCCGAGCTCGGGCAGTGTCAGCGCGAAATTGCGTTCGCCCCACAGACGCAGCGCCGAGCCGTAGGCGAGCGTCAGCGTAAGCCGATGGCGCGGATTGGACTTGGCCGAGAAGATGCGCGCGACGCGGCGCGCCTGCGTGAAGCTCGGCACGATCTGCGCGTCGAAATCCTGCTGCAGCACGCCGCGCTCGGCCTGATCGGCAAGGTCTTCCCACGGGTCGCATTCGGCGGGCTGATAGTCCGTCCGGTCCTTGTAGGTGATCTTGAGACGGTTGAAGGCCGCAGCGCGGCCGGAGCCGTTGGCGTAGTCGTATTGCAACACGTCGTCATCGCCGATCGCGACCGTCGGCGTCGCCCATGCGCCGCCGCGAATGGCGATCAGCCCCGTGGCCGTCGGATAGATTTCCGCATCGCAGGCGCGCAGCAGCGCGGCGAGAGTCGTGCGCGGCTCGGCCGTCGCCAGATCGATCGTCGCCGAGATGCGATAGCGCGGCTCGGTCCCGCCCGCCGCCAGCGCGACGGGCTCGTCGCACAGATTGGCGAAGGCCGCGAAGGACGCCTCGTCGATCATCGCCGGCGCAATGCCGAAGCCGACCGGCACCGTGCGCGCCTCGCCCGCGATGGTCACGCCGACGCGGCGCGTCAGATAATCGCGGATGATCAGCGCCGCATTCTCGGTCCAGCGCGTCCCGCCGTCGCGCGGGTCGTAAATATCCGCCTGGCCGCGCATGACGACGCGCAGCGCCGGCACGCCGTTCGGCCAGACCTTGGCGTTGTTCTTGCCGGCCGAGACGCAGATCATCAGCGTCGCGGCGACGCCCTTCAATTGATGCGCGGACGTCCACTGCCCGCCCGAGGCCGAGACCAGCGGCGCAAACGCCGGCTGGCTCATCGTCCCGAGGACGGACTGGGCGACGAGCTGCGCGCCCCATGGCGCCGGCGCGCCGGAGGCGAGCGAGGCGCCGGCGTTCACGTCGTTGAGCCAGTAGGACTCGATCGCGTCGATCGGCCCCTGACAATGCGCCGTCACCTGATAGAGGGCGCGGCCATAGACCTCGTAAAACGCCAGAGCGCCGCCGACCTTGTCGCGGCCATAGACCAGCAGGCGCGGCGGGATCGCCTGCTTGACCGTCTGCTGCTGCGGCGACTGCTTCGGCTTCTTCTGCATCGTCGCCAGCGCGTAGCTGGCCGCGAGCGACAGGGCGGTGACCACGGCATAGGCGGCGATCGAGGCGGTCGAGAAGCCGGCGATCGTGCCGGTCAGGCCGAGGCCGCCGAAGAGCGTCGTCAGCGGCGCGACGATCAGCTGCGGCATTCGACTCTCCAGGCCGCCAGCATCGGCGCGGCGCGGACGCCGAAGCCCTGCCCCGCCTTGATCGCCCAGCCGGTGCGCGTGCGGATCGCCATCGCCGGGCCGTCTTCCGTCAGCACCACGCCGACGTCGCCGGGCAGCGGATCGCGCGTCTCGGCGAGGCCCGCCGCGGCGCAGCCCTCGCGCGCCAGCGCCAGCAGGCCGCGGCCGCGCAAGATGCGCGCCGCGTCCCGCGCCGAGGCGCAGGCGCCGCGCCAGGCCGCCGCCGGATCGACGCCCTGCGCGGCGACCACCCAGTCGCAGACCCATGTGCAGCAGTCGCACACGCCCCAGGCGAAGGGGCGCGACCCGGAGGCCGCGAGCCAGGCCGGCAGACGCGAATTCATCAGACGGGGAAGACCACGGTCTTCGATTGCATCGAGGCGACATAGGCGGCGCCGAGATCGCCCGCCGCGCGCGCCTGCTGATCGCGATCCGACAGGCTGGCGAAGGCCGGGATCGCGCGACGCGCGAACAGCCATTCCGCCTTGACCTCGACGATCCTCGATTTCGCGTCCGTCGTCTTGGCGGTCATCACATCCATGCGGCCGAAATAGATCGGCACGGGCGCATCGACCGGCGCCCATGTCGCATCGAAGTGCTGCAGCCAGACGACGACGTCGCGGTCATAGGTCTCGGCCCGCGACGCCAGCGCCGCGGCGAGCAGCGTCGGATCGACGCCCGACAACGTGAACGTCGTCTCCGGCGCCGACCCGTTGTGCGGCAGCTCGATCGCCGAGACCGAGCCGAGTTCGCCGAGGCCGGACCAGACGTGGCCGCCGGTCTCGATGTCGCCGAACCCGCCCCAGACGCGCATCGGGCCGGAGAGAAAATCGAACATGACCAGCGCGCCGACGCGCACCGTCCTGTCGGCGACGAGCGCCGCAAGGGCCGGCGAGACGATCATGCGAAGCGCATCTCGGCGTTGCGAAAGAGCGTATGCGCGTTGCGGCCGATCGTCTGCGTCGTCGCGGCGACGGCCTGACGCATCCCGGCCGCGACCATGCGCTGCACCTCCTGATTGCCGGTCGCGCCGCGGACGTCGATCGTGACCGAGACCGGGCCGCCGGCCGACGCCGCCGCAGCAGCGCGCAGCGGCAGGCCCGGCCCGCCGACGAGGCCGCCATCCGCATAGCCGCGCAGCGCCGAGCGGTGCAGCGCTGCGAGCTGGCCGACGCCGAGCCGGCGCACGACGCTCGCCGGCATGACATATTCGCCGCGATGCACGACGCCCGCGGCCTCGTGCTTGCCGCCGGCGCCGGTGTAGCCGCCCTCGGCATAGAGCTGCGGGAAGCCGGACGCGGCCGCGCCGCCGAATTTGAAGCCGCCGAACAGCGCGCCGATCAGACCGCCGACGCCGCCATTCGCGCCCTTCGACCCGAGCAGGCCGGCGAGCGGGCCCTGACCGAGCAGCGCCGCCTGCAGCGCCGCGTCGGCGAGCTTCTTGGCGAGGTTCATCATCGCCTTGCTGGCGTTCTCGCCGCCGGACACGAGATCGGAGAAGAACCCCGACAGCGACGTGCCGATGAACTGCTGCAGGTCTTTGAACGACTGCTGCGCCGCCTTCGCCTCGTCGAGGGCGATCTTGGCGCGGGCGTAGGCGGCGGACTGTTCGTCGATGCGGGCGCGCAATTCGTCGGTGACGGCGACGCCGTCCTTCTTCGCCGCGTCGAGCAGCTTGTGCGCCGCCTCGGCCTTCGCCGCTTCGAACGCGCTGAGCGACAGCGCCTCCTTCTCGCGACCGAGCGCGACGATGCGCTTCTCCAGCGCCTCGGTCTCGCGCTGATAGTCGGTCTGTTTGGCCCCGCCTCCGCCGCCTCCGCCGCCACCGCCGCCGCCGCCGCCAGCGCCGGGCGGATTGCGCAGCCTGGCGGTGAGAGAGCCGTCGTCGCGCGGCGACAGGGCGCGGCCGCGGCGCGCCTCGCGATCCTGTTCGGCGCGGGAGTCCGCCCGCTCGTTCGCGGCGGCGCGGATCGCCTGCACGCGGGCGTCGATCTCCTTGCCGACGCCGGCGACGGCGTCGCGCACCGTCGTCTGGTTGAACCGCTTCTGATAGGCCTCCGCCATGGCCTTGCCGGCGCGGTCGCCGGCGCCGGCATAGGCGTTCTCGAAGGCGGCGATCTTCGGCGCCGCGATAGCGGCCTGGCCGGCATAGGACAGCAGCGCGTTGATGTTGGCGATCACGGCGCCGACGGCGCGATTGACCGCGGCGATGACCTGATTCATCGCGTTGATCATCGCCTCGGCGACAGCGGCGCCAGCGGCGTTCCAGGCGGTCGAGATGGCGTCGCCGGCGAACTGGAAGGCGTTGATCACGGCGTCGATCGCCGTCGTGACGGCCGACAGGAAGGTCGCGGCGCTGGCCGGCAGATCGTTGTTGAGCAGGCCGACGATCGTCTCGATCACGGGCTGCAGATTCTGCCGGAGCGAGGCGGTCACCTGCTGATCGGCCGAGGCGATATAGTCGAAGGCGACGCGCGCATAGTCGCCCAATGTCGCCAGATCGCCGGCGATCGGCCTGACCGATTCCCCGAACAGCACGATCGCCGCAGCGGCGGCGGCGAGCCCCGCGCCGAAGGGCGAGAAGGCCCCGGCAAGCGCGACGCCGGCGACCGCGGCGGCGCGCACGACCGTATCGAGATTGTCGAGAATGAACTGCGTGCCGGTCGCGACCTTGCCGGCGAAATCGTATTGCGTCGCGAGCTGGCCGAAATAGCGGGCGAGCGAGGCCTGAAGCTTGTTGAGCGACTGCTCGACCGTCGGCACCAGCGTCGCGAACTGCTGCTCGACTGCGGCGCCGCCCTCGAGCAGAGCTTCGAAAAAGACCTTGGACGTGATGGCGCCGTCGCTCGCGAGCTTCTTCAACTCGCCGCGCGCGACGCCGAGCTTCTTCGCCACGAGGTCCATGATCAGCGGCGCGCCTTCGGCCACCGAATTGAACTCGTCGCCGGACAGCTTGCCCGATTGCAGCGCCTGATTGAGCTGCAGGATCGCGCCGGCCTGCGTCGAGGCGCTCTGGCCGCCGACGGCGAAGGCCTTGTTGATCGTCTCCGTGACCTTGAGCACCTGCGCCTGCGAGGCGCCGAGATCGCGCGTCGAGCGCGTCAGGCCGGCATAGAGATCGGCCGTCGCCTCGAGGCTGGCGTTGGAGCGCACGGCGATGTCGGTGAGCTGCGAGGCGCGCTCCTGCGAGCCCTGACGCGACTGGTTGGCGGCGGCGATCTTGTTGACCGCGGCCTGCCACTCGTCAGCATATTTGCGCAGCGCGTCGACCGAGAGATAGGCGCCGGCGAGGCCGGCGACGCGCTGCAGCCCGGACGAGATGGTCGAGGCGGTCGAGTTCATCAGCGAGGCGAGGCGCGAATTGGTCTGATCGAAGGCGCGTTCGATCGCCGCGGTCTGGCGCTTTGTCGTGCCCTGCGCCTTGTCGAGCGCGCGCTCGAAGGCGCGCACGCGCGCCTCGAGGGCGACGACGAGTTTCGCTTCCTCGGCCATGCGGGGATCTCAGGTCACGGTGTCGGCGGCGGTCGCCATCAGCTCCAGCGCGCGGGCCGCCACATCGTCGGGCGGCTCGGCGACGCCGGACTCCAGCGCCTCGGGATTGTTCGCGCCGATCCAGCCGGCGCGCACATGCGCGAATTCCCAGGGCGTCATGTCGCGGACCTGCCGCGGCGTGAAGCCCATTGCGGCGCCGGCCCCATAGTAGAGGCCCCAGCGCGTCATGCCGTTGCGCCGGGGTCGGGACTCGCGTCCGGCCCCGGCTCTGATTTTGGGGGCGGATCATCCTCGACGCCGAGCCAGAAGGCCGCAAGGATCGTGAAGGCGACATCGCGCAGGCGGCCGACGCCCGTCTCGGCGTAGCGCGCCATCAAGAGCAGCGCCTTTTCCGGCGCCATGCCGGCGCCGACGAGGCCGAGCCGCAGCGTCTCGCGCAGCATGGTCGACGTCGCTTCGTCCCTGGCGACGGCGCGCAGGATGACCGGCACGCCGGCCTTGCAGCGCTCCTCCAGCTCCTCGGCGCCGCCGATGGTGAGGCGGAACTTGTGCGGCCCGTCGCCGAACAGCGCCTCGATCTCGCCCTGCATGATCAGGGAATCGCCGCGTTCGACACCGTGCAAGGGCCGTCGCCGGTGACGGTGAGCTTGATCACGGGCCGATTCTTCAACTCTCCGCTGATCTCATGCGTGATATGAGCTTTCAGCGAATAGAGCTTGTCGGGCGTTGCGCCGCCCGAGCCGGCGTTCTTGATGTAGAGGCGAACCGGGACTGAGACGGTGGACAGCGTAGCCGTCTCGATCATCGCCTGCGCCTCAGGCACCGCGAAGCCCTCGATCGAGATCGACACCCCCTGGCCCGTCACGTCGGTCTGATTCCAGATCGGCAGGTCGGGGTCGTCACAGTCCGGCACACTGGAATCGGTCGTCTCTTTCGAGAAGCTGATGTTCCAGGCCGTGACGCCGCACAACTTGGTGTAGACGGGCGTGACGTCATTGGTCCCGAGATAGAACATCCCGTCGCCGAATTTCATGGTGTTCGGAGTCGCCATAGCCTTGTCCTCGATGTTGGCCGCGCGACGGCGGCGGGGTCCGGCGACGCCGGAGTCAGAGCGCGTCGATGAGCGCGGTCAGCGTGACGACGCCATGCGTCGTCAGGCCGTCAGGGTCTTCCATGTCGCGAAGCTGCCCGACCTCGACCGGCGCGGCGCGCCAGCCCTCGGCCGTCAGGTCCGGCGTCCAGCCGCGCAGCGCGGCGCGGATCGCGCCGGCGATGCGCCGGCATTCGACGGCGCCCGTGGCGCGCGACCAGACATGCAGCGTCACCGTCGCCTCGAGCGGCTCGACGCAATCGCCGGCGGCGGCGGCGTCGACGATCTCGATCGCGCCCAGCTCGACATGCGGAAAGGCGACCTCCTGCGGCGCGCGGTCATAGACGCGGCCGGCAAGGCTTGCGACCTCGGCGCGCAGCCGGGCGACCAACGCCTTCTGCAACGCCAGCGAGGCGGGATCAGCCACCGGCGAAAGCCTTCTTCACCGACTTGCCGATGGCGCGCGAAATCTTGGCCCGGGCGGCGCGTTTGGTCAGTCGCCAGGTCGGATAGAAGAAGGGTTGCGCCGCCTGCCCGGGATGGCGCGCGCCGGCGAACAGGCCGCCCGCCTTGTGCGCGGCGACGCCGAACTCGACGCCGAGGGCATAGTCCCATTTGGCGCCGGAGCCCTTGCGCGCCTCGACCGTCGTCTTCGGGCCGCCGGCGGTGACGCGGACGCGCAGGCCGTCGGCCGTCGGCGTCGCGACGATGCTGGCGCGCAGCGCGCCGGTGTCGACCGCGACCGCCTGCTTCTGGCGGGCGACGAGATCATCCGCCGCCGAGACGACGGCGCGGCCGGAGTCCGCTTTGACGGCGCGCGGCAGACGCGCCAGCTTGCGCAGCAGCGCGGCCCGGCCCTGCATCGCCATCAGCGCGCCTCCTCGATCGCGTCGCCGGCCCGGGCGATGTGATGGCGCGGCATGAGGCCGACCCAGCCCGCGGGATAGACGACGATCTGCTGCGGCGCCGGGCGGGCGCAGCCGGCCAGGCGGCGCAGCGCGATCTCGCGCGTGACGCGCACGCGGCGCGGCCTGTCCGCCTCGACGCTCATGTGGCGACCCCGCCTTCGCAGACGAATTCGATCGACGCCGCATCAGGCCGCGGCGTGACGGCGCGAATCTGCATCGCCATGCCGGCATAGGGGCCGGCGAGAAAGATGATCCGGTCCTCGGCGCGCAGGCTGCGCGCCGTCGGCCCGGCGTGAACCGTGGCGACGCCCTCGATCGTCGATTCGAGCCGGCCCGCCTCCAGCCGCTCGCGGCCATGCGCGGCGCGGAAGCCGGTCGCCAGCGTCGCGACCTCCTCCCAGCCGCCCTCGACATTGCCATAGCCGTCATCGACCGGCGCGGCGCGGCGCTCGTAACGCGCGCGCCAGACGAGGCCGCCGGCCGGGATGCTCACACCAGCACCCTGCGATAGGGCGCGATCAGCGCCTCGACCGTGGCGCTCATCGGGATCGCGTTGAAGGCGCCGGGCGCGGCCGACTCGCGGAAGCGGAACATGTCGCCGACCATCAGCAGGATCGCCTGCCTGATCGCCGGCGGCACCTCGTCGATCCCGCCATAGCCGACCGTGAAGGTGACCGTCACCGGCGCGATGCGCCGCGGCGAGAGGGCCGGCAGATCGACGTCGGGGAAGAGTTGCACGACGCTGCCCGTCGTGTGTTGCAGCGGATCGGACCACGCCGTCGAGGCGAGCGCCTGCGCCGCGTCATCGGCGTCGCGATAGGCGATCGAGGCGACGGCCTGACAATCCGGGAACGGCAGCAGGATGTGGCGCTTGCACGGCCAGCCCGCGAGATCGAGCGCCCAGGTCTGCGTGACGAGACAGCGGCCGAGCGCGCCCGACCAGCCGTCGAGATGCGCCGTCGCCGCGGCGATCAGGCCGGCGATGGCGCCGTCCTGATCCGTGTCGTCATAACGCAGATGCGCCCGCGCCTCGGTGAGGCTGACCGGCGCCTGCGCCGGCGGCAGGATGCGACGGGGATGGAACATCAGCGCGCCTTGTTGCGCGGCGGGCGCTCGGCCTTGTTGCGCGGCGCCGGCTCGGCCTTGACCGCGGCCGCGTCGGGCACGACCTCGATCACGCCCGAGGCGACGAGATGCGCGACGTCGCAGGGCGAGGCCTCGCGCAGGTCGCCGGGCTTGTAGAGCCGATCGCCCTCGTGCTGGCGCAGGACTCGGTAACGGGCCATGACGGGCGCTCCAGGAAAGACGCGCCGCGGCGAACCGCGACGCGCAGGATCATTCGGCCTGACGTCAGGCGACGCGGCCGAAATCGCCATAGATGAACGCCTCGGGCCGGTAGACGGCCAGGGCGAGCCGCTCCTCGGCGAGGATCGTCGTCAGGTTCCTGGTGAAGTCGTCGTTGACGTAGCCCGTCTCGACGCGCGCATCCCAGCGGTCGAAGACCTGCGCCCCGAGACGGAAGGCGCCGGTCAGGAACTTGTCGATCGCGATCGACTGCGTCGTCACCACGGGCAGGCCCCACAGCGTCGGCGCGATCGAGCCCTGCGGATTGCCGATGATGTAGCGGCCCTCGGAATCCTTGAGCAGCTCCACCCAGGCCCAGTCCGCCGGATGCATCACATGGCCGGTCGCCGGATATTCGGCGAGCGCGGCCTGCAGCATGGCGAGGCGCATCACGTCGATCGACGTCGGCGAGCCGGGGCTGATCGGCGCGGAATAGGCCGTCGCCTGCGGGATGATGCCGAGCAGGTTCTGGCCCGTTCCGTCGCCGTTGAGGAGCTGCGACTCCTCCTTGAAGGCGAGGCCGTAAAGCAGGCGCTGGTCGATGATCGAGCGAAGCTGCGCCGCGTCGCTGAGAATCTGGCGCGAGGCCTTCATCCAGTGCGCGATGACCTTGGCCGAGGTCGACATGATGTCGAACTTCAGATCGGACTCGGGCTTGGCCGCCGCCTCGGCGACCATGCCGGCCGAATTGGCGAAGCCGGTCTCCTTGACGTATTCGAGAGTCGAGCCGTCCATGCGGCCCGGCGTCAGAAGATCGCGCACCGTCATGCGGCGCTGCGGCATGGCGAGCAGGCCGGGCAGCCGCGTCGTGGCGACGAGATCGCCGGCGGCGCCCGCCGTGTCCGTCGTCACAGAGGTGATGGTCGCCTTGACGCGAGTCTCGGCGAGATTCTCCTCGAACGCGACGGAGGCCTGACGGCCGCGGGCGAAGCCTTCGGCGCGGAACGCCTTGAAGGACTCGCTGTCGACGAAGCGCTCGCCGAGCGACTTGAAGCCCGCGGCGGCGGCGCCGGGCTCGCGCGCCAGCTTCTGCTCGAGATCGTCGATACGGGCGCGCGTCTCGTTCATCTTGAGCAGCGCCTCGTCGGCCTTCTCCTTGAGGCCGGCGCCGAGTTCGATGCCCTTGGCGGCGTCGGCCAGCGCCTTCTCGGCGATGGCCTTGACGGCGGCATGCTGCTGCGTGAAAGCCGCCTTCACCTCGTCGGCGAGCTGGGCGGCGGTCTTGGTCGGTTCGGTCATGGTTCGATCCTTTCTGGAAGTCAGCGGCGAAGCCCGCCGACGAGCGCCGTCAGAAACGCTGTCGATTCGGCCTGCGCCTCCTTGCCTTCGGTCTTGCTCCGAATGGCGTTGCCATAGCCGCAGGAGGCGATCCGCTTGGCCATGTCCTCATCAGCCCCCGCCTTGCGCAGGAGCAGCGCGAGTTCGTCCTCCCCCGCCGCATCGCCCGCGCGGAGCCTCGCGCCGAAGACTGCGAAGGCATCGAGAAGATCGCTCTTGACGGCGTCGACCCGGGCGCGCGGATTGGCCGGGATCGAGACGACGCTGACCTCGAACAGGTTGACCTTCTTGAGGACGCGCACGCCCTTCTCGCTGTCGTCGACCAGCTCCTCGCGATAGCCGATCGACAGACCGCGCACCGCGCCGGCGCGCAACAGGATCAGCGCCTCGTCGGCGCGGCGCACGCCCTTGAGCAACTGGCCGGAGACGCGCAGGCCCTTGCCGTCCTCGGCGAGATCGGTCCAGACGCCGATGACCTCGCGCGAATCGTGCTGCCAAAGCATCAGCGGCGAGGTTCCCTCGCGCTTGTGGCGGGCGAGCGACTCGGCGAAGGCGCCGGGCGCGACCTTCTCGGCGTAGCTGTCGAGAACGCCGAAGACCGAGGCGTAGCCCTCGAACAGGCCGGTCTCGTCGTCGACCTTCTTCACGTCGAGCGGGAAATCGCGATGCATCATGCTGGCGGCTCCTCGGCGCCGAGGGCGGGCGCGGCGGTGATCGGCACATTCTGCGCCTGCATCCGCGGCACATCGCCGCCGGCGACCGGCGGCAGGTTTTCGAGGGCGCGGACCTCGTTGATGGTCATCGCGCCGATCATCGTCATCTCGCGGTAATAGGCGGCGCGCGACTTGGAATCGCCGCGCAACAGGCCTTCGAGGTTGAACTCGACGGACAGGCCGCGGGCGCGCTCCTCGGGCGTCAGCAACTGCTTGTCGATCGTCTGCTCGATGCGCACGAGGCGCGGGCGCAGCGTGTAGCGGACGAAGCCGATCGTCTGCTGCTCGACGCCGGAGCCCCAGCTCGTCTGCTTTTCGGTGTGGCCGATCATGAAGGGCGGCACGCCGAAGAAGCGGCAGATTTCCTCGACCGAAAAGCCGCGCGACTCCAGCATCTGCGCGTCTTCCGGGCTCAGCATCACGGCCTGCCACTTGGCGCCGCCCTCGAGCACCATGGGCCGGCCGGCGTTGATGACGCCGGAAAAGCGCGTCGCGAGTTTCTCCTCGGCGATGGCGCGCTGCTCGGCCGTCAGAAACTGGTCGAAGGCCAGCACGCCGGAGGGGCGCAGGCCGTTCCTGAACGTCGAGGCCGCCGCCATGTCCGCCGCGCCGGCGATGCCGAAGGCGCGGCGCGCCGCCGCCAGAGTCGACATGCCGCCGAGCGGGCCGCCGAACGGGCCGCGCAGATGCAGAATCTCGCTGTCGAGCAGCCGGAAGGCGCGGCCATCGGCCGACCATTCATAGGCGATGCGCCCCGACTCGACGCGCTTGACCGTGACCTCGGCGTCGATCGGCTCGATGGCGACGATGCGCCCGCCGCTCATGTGCTTGCGGGCGTAGGCGTTGCCGCGCAATTCGAGCTGCGCCGAGACGACGGACCAGAAGTCGAACGCCGTCTGATCCGCATTCGGACTGTCATGCAGCAGGCGATAGAGCGGATGATCGGCGACGGGCTTGCGGCCGGCCTTTTCGTTGAGCAGCACGCGCAACGGCATCGACGCCTGCACGCCCGCCAGAAGATTGACGCAGGCCCAGACCGCCGACAGCGCCAGCGCGCCCGACTCGCCGAGCGAGGGCGCATCATCGGCGCGCGCCGCCTCGCGGATGATGACCTGCTCCGGCCCGGCCCAGAACCAGGACCGGAGCTGCGACAGCCAGCTCACGCCGAGCGCGCCAGCGCGGACCAGTAGTCGGCGGCGCGCCCCGCGGCGCCGGCCTCGGGATTGCGCGCCATCAGGTCGAAGGCGTTGAAGAGGGCGAGAAGCGGGTCGATCTTGGCGACGCCCGAGGCCTGCTTGGTGATCAACACGGCGTTGCCTCTCAATTCTGTGCGCGCATTGCCGGCGCACCAGGCGGCGAGCGGCTGGCGCGCTACGCGCAGCGTGCCGTCCTTGAGTTTGCGCGCCGCGCCCTGGATGCAGCCCGACAGGCGATAGCCCTGCGGCACGCCGACCATCAGATCGGGCGGCACGCCGCGCGCGGCGATGGCGTCGGTGATCGCCGCGACGCCGACCGGATCGAGCCCGATGCCGTGTTTCTCCGGCAACAGGCCGGCGCGCCAGACGGTCTCGACGATGTCGGCGACGCCGTCGACATCCTCGTTCAGGCCGGCCTCGCGGCCGATGTCGACGAAGGCGAGATCGCCTTCCTTCTCGAAATCCGTGAGCCGCGAGGCGATCTCCTTGCGCAGCTCGAGCACGCCGCGATCGGCCCATGCGCGGAACCACGCGAGCCAGCGCTTCGACCCGCGCTCGCGGCCGAGGACGCAGAGGCCGAGCAGATCGTCGAGGCCCCCGCCGTCGACGCCGATCGTCGCCACCTCGCAGCGCGCAAGCACCGACTCCAGCGTCAGCGGCTCGGCGGCGGCGAGCCAGTGATCGACGCCTTTCCAACGGCCGTCATGCGTCGCGACGCCGATCTCGACGTTGAGATGCTGCGACAGCCAGCGGCGCTTTTCATGCTCGCCGATGGCGCAGGCCTGATCGAACTGCTCGCGCAGGATTTCGATTGACACCGAGCGGCCGAGGTTCGGATTGACCCGGCCCCATGTCGTCGGGTCGAGCCAGGGTTGCGAGGGGTCGGTCTGCACCTCCTCTGGAAACTCATACAGCACCGGCAGCAGCGCGCCGCCGCGCTGGCGGCCGTCGCGCACGGCGCGGGCGTAGTTCAATTCGTCCTTGAAGACGCCGGCCGGCGGGTCTTCCGACTGCGTCGTGATGATGACGCCGAAGGATTCCGGGATCGCGGCGCGGGCCCCGCGCAACTGGCCGATGACGCGCGCCGCATAGGGCTTGGCCGCCATCAGATGCAGCTCGTCGAGCAGCCAGCCGGCATAGAGGCCGCCGGTCGCCACCTGCGGATCGAACGTCGTGACCTTGAGATGCGCGCCGGTGACGCGATGCGTGATCGTCTTGATGTGGTCGCGGACGTGAAGCAGCTTCTTCAGGTCCGCGTCGAGGTTGATCATGCCTGTCGCGGCGGCGAAGGCTGTGTCGGAGATCTCCTGCGTCGGCGCGAACAGGCCGAAGCGCGACCGCGGCCGCTGGTTGAGCAGCAGCGCCGTAAGCATCAGGCCGGCGCTGTTGGTCGTCTTCGAATTCTTCTTCGGCACCACCACGACAACATTGCCGACGCGGCGCACGCCGCTCGCGCGGTCGAGCGAGCCGAACAGCGCGCCGACGATGTCGCGAAACCAGTCGCCGCCAGCCTCGGCGAGAGACGGCGCGCCCGGAACGTCCGGCAGGCGCAGCATGTCGAAGGCGCGGCGGGCGCGTTGCGCCTCGGCCTGATCGAGCGGCAGCGCCGGCACGAGCGAGCGGCCTGTCGCCAGGCGCTCGCGCCAGTCGGGACAAGAAAAATCCCAGCTCGCGAGCGCGGCCGGGGCGATGGCTGCAGTCAATTCGGGCGGTGCAGGACATCGGCCCAGGCGCCGGTGCGCATGGTCTCGGCGGCGGCGTGCTGGTCGGCGATCTTCTTGCCGATCGGCTCTTCTTTCGGCTTGCGCGGCTCGGCGGCCGATTGCGGGGCGAGGCGGGCCAACTCGACGGAGCCGAACAGCTCCTCGAGGGCGCGCTGGGCGGTGACGTTGCCGCGCTTCGCCGCGGCGTCCATGCGGGCGAGGTTCTCGGCGCGCTTGCGCAGGGCGCCGGTCTCGATCTCCTCGGCATAGGCGCGGCTGGCCGTCGGCTCGCTGACGCCGAGCGTCCGGGCGATCTGCGCGACGGTCCAGCCCGAGGCGACGAGGAGTTGCACGCGGTCGCGATCGGCCCGGGTCGGCATGTAGCGCGGGCGGCCGCGCGGGGCGGGTTGCGGATCGGGCGAGGGCGGCGGCGGCTGGGGCTGGGTCGGCGGGGCGGTGAAGAGGGTCGGCTCGGTTGAGGGCGCCGGCGCGGGCGGGGCGGAGGCGCGCAGATCGGCGGAGAAATACTTGATCAGCGTCGGGCGCGACACGCCGAGGCGTGCGGCGATGTCGATCTGGCGAAGGCCGGCGGCGGCGAGGTCACGCGCCTGCCGGCGCTGCTCGTCTGTCGGCGTGAAAGGCGCGCGCATCGTTTCGTTGCGTCAAAACGCGGCGAAAACAGCGCGCGTCAACAAAAAAAAACTC